ACAGGCAGCGCGATCCGAGGTTCACGGTGGTGGAGGCAGACCAGTTCGACGCGGCCGGCACGGTCGAGGGGCTGCGCTGGTATCTGGCCGTCTGCAACCCGCGTTGCGAGGGGCGGGCGCAGGCCGCGTTGGATGCGGCGGGCGTCGTCACCTATCGGCCAATGCGCGAGGTGGTGCGGGCAAAGCGTGCCAATCGAGGCTGCGCGTCGTCGCTGGTCGCGCTGCTGCCGCGCTATCTGTTCGTCGGTCTGGCGGATGGGCAGTGCGTTTCGCAGGTACGCGCCTGCGATGGGGTGGCCGGGCTGGTGTCGTTCAACCTGGATGCCGGGCCGGAGCGGGTGGCGGCATCGGAGGTGCGCCGGGTCCGCCGTTATGAGATGAGCGGCGAGGCGAACCGCTCTGACGCATCGCCGATCACCCTGGCCATTGGCGAGACGGTGCGGGTGATCGTTGGCCCGTTCGCGGGTTTCGAGGGCGAGGTTACCGCCTATTCGGCCCGACGTGGCGCGGTGCGTCTGACGCTGCCGTTGCTCGGGGGCAATGTTCCCGCGAGCCTCTCGCTTGACAGCGTGAGGCGGCGCACATAACGTTTGCGGTCAGGACGAGCCGTTGGATCCGTCTGAACCTCGCGATGCGAGCGTGATTAGCGCAGCGGCCCCGGTCAGCAGAAACACCTCGGAACGAGGGAGCTGGCGCGGATGGTGTCCTATGGTCACGGCGACAGTTTCCAGAACACAGAAGACCCGGCCCGGTGCTCCCGTGCCGGGCTTTTTCATGGGCGGATGATGTTTACCCTCGAGGCGAACCTTGACCAGTTCGAGCGCGGCTTGACCGACTTCGAGCGCCGGCAAGTGCCGTTTGCTATCGCGACCGCGATCAACTGGACGCTTGACGACGTAAAGGTGACTGAGGAGCGGCGGCTTCTGACTGTTCTCGACCGTCCGACCAGGTTCACACAACGTGGATTGATCATTCGGCGCGCGAGCAAGCGACGGCTGGAAGGCGAGGTTCGCTTCAAGGATATCCAGAGATCCTACCTGCTCCTTCAAGAGCGGGGAGGGCAGCGTCTTCCGAGGAAGACAGCGATCCCTGTGCCGGTCAGACAGCGCGTCAATCAGTACGGCAACATGCCGAGGGGCGTCATTCGTCGGTTGCTGGCGCGACCGGACACGTTCTCTGGTGAGGTCAATGGCGTTGCCGGTATATGGCAGCGACCACGCAAGAGAGGCGGGCCGCTTAAGCTGCTCGTCGCGTATGAGCCGAAGGCTCGCTATGAGCCGCGCCTGCGGTTCGAAGCGAGTGCACTGGCGGTCGCCCAGCGACGGCTTCCGTTCAACATGTCTCATGCATTGGCGAACGCCATTCGGACAGCGCGATAGCACGGGTCCTTCTGGGGCCGTAACGGCCCACGGGTAATTCGCGACCCCGGTGCATTGGGCTGTGTGCGCCTCGAATCCATGTGAACTTGTTGTTGATGTTGATGTTTGGGCGATGGTCGACACGAACAAATACCCTCTGCCGGATGGTGTTTCCGATGCGGTCGTCAATCGCGATCAGCTTGCGGAGGGGCTCGGCGTCAGTCCTCCAACTATTGACCGGTATCGGAAGGAAGGGCTGCCGGTCCTGAAGGAGGGGACAAACGGTCAGGCGTATGAGTTCGCGTTGGCCGAATGCTGGGCGTGGGTGCAGGAGCGCGAGGCCGGGCGACGGGCGCGAGAGGCTCAAGCGCAGGAATCGGTTCAGCAACTCCGGCTGCAGGTCCTCGGCGGACGTCTCGGCGACAGCGAAATGGCGCTCACACCAAAGGAGCGCGCCGAGCTCTACGCCGCCGAGGTCAACTACAACAAACTTGCGACTGATCGCGGCCAGCTCATCCCGCGTGACGAGGTCATCGAGCTACTCGACCACGTGCTTTCGACCGTTCGCTCGTCCGTCATGGGATTGCCCGACCGTCTGTCGCGCGACGCGGGTTTGACGGGCCGTCAGGCGGAGCAGGCTGTTGCCGTCACCGACGATCTGATCGGCGAAATTCATCGCACGCTCGGTGCCTATATCGAGCGAATGCAGGAACGACAGGCGCAGGGCGCCACCGTCTCCGAGGCTGCGGAGTAAATTCCAATGTCGCTGCACTATCTGCCGCCCCGGCCGCACGGCTGGCGCCCGCCGGAGTATGCCCAGGCGCACGAGGCGCTGGCGGCCGCGTTGGCGTCAATCGCGCCGGTCGAGCGGGTCACGGTTTCCGACTGGTCAGCCCGCGACCGGCACCTGCTCGACAATGGCGCGGTGGTGCGCTGGCGAAACGACGTCGTGCCGTACATGTGCGAGCCGATGGATATGGTCACGTCCCGCCGGTATCGCGGGGCGGTGTTCGCCGGTCCGGCGAGAACCGGAAAGACCGACGGGCTCGTGATCAACACCATAGGCCACAAGGTATGCTGCGATCCGGGCGACATTCGCGTCATTCATATGGACCAGGCAGCGGCGCGCGAATTCTCGATCAAGAAGGTGGCGAGCCTGATCCGTCATTCGCCGGCAGTGAAGGAGCGGCAGGCGACCGGGCGCTTTTCCGACAACATCTATGACAAGCGCTTCCTCGGAAACATGATGCTCGACATCGGTTGGCCGGTGATCTCCAAGGTGTCGGCGAGCGACATCCCGACGATGCTGCTGACCGACTATGACCGGATGCCCGACGACATCGACGGGGAGGGAAACCCGTTCGATCTCGCCATGAAGCGGACCCAGACATTCGGGTCTCGCGGTATGGCGATCGCAGAATCCTCGCCGGGTCGTTTGTTGCTCGACGAGGACTGGAAACCGTCCGAAGACGAACCGCATCTCGCGCCGCCAACGTCCGGCATCATGGCGCTCTACAATCGTGGGACGCGGGGCCGCTACTATTGGACCTGTCGCGATTGCGGTTCGCGGTTCGAGCCTGACTTCGACCTGTTGGTCTATCCTCGGGAGGGGACACCCGCACAACGCGGTGCCGCCGCCGAACTCGCGTGCCGGCACTGCGGATCCCTGATCGCGCCTCGACACAAGCGCGAGTTCAATGCCGAAGCCGTCTGGCTGCATGAGGGACAGGGCGGTGAACTCGTACCGCTTGCTGACAGCGGAGTCCGGGAAACGGACATCGTCTCGTGGTGGCTGAAAGGTGCGTGCGCGGCGTTCCAGTCCTGGACGGAGCTGGTCACGAAATACGAGGCAGCGGTCGAGGAGTTCGAGCGCACTGGCGACGAGACCAGCCTGAAGACGACGGTGAACGTCGACCAGGGTCACCCGCACCGTCCGCGTGCTCTCGGCACCGGCTCTGACATGACGGTCAAGGCGCTGAAGGAGCGCGCCGAACGCTACCTGCTTGGGGTCGCGCCGGCCGCAACGCGGTTCGTCACCGTGCAGATCGATGTGCAGGGCAAATACTTCGTGCTGCATGTCGATGCGGTGGGGCCAGATCTCGAGCGATGGACCATCGCCCGGCGGGTCATCACCGCGCCGCCAAAGGATGCGCCAAGCGCGGACACGCGCGCGCTGGACCCTGGTCGGTATCGCGAGGATTGGGCGGGGCTCTTCGACCTGCTCGACGAGGTGTTTCCGGTTTCCGGCACGGGCTACGGCATAAAGCCGTGCGCGCTGATCGTGGACAGCGGCGGCGCCGACGGGGTGACCGCCAACGCCTATGCGTTCTATCGCCAGGCGCGGAAGCTCGGTCACCTGCGTCGGGTGTTCATCTCGAAGGGCCTGCCCGGCTGGAGGTCGGAACGGGCACGCGAGGTCGAGCCCGCCAAGATCAATCAGACCCGGCGGAAAGTGCCGACGGACATTCGCATCGTGCAGATGGGAACCTGGCGGCTCAAGTCCGAGGTGATTGAAAGCCTGTTGCGGCGTGACCCCGGCCCGGACGCGTACCACCTCAGCGCCCATTTGCCCGAGGAGGTGTTCGAGGAGCTTTGCGCCGAGCGGCGCACGAAAACGGGATGGGAGTTGCGGCAAGGCCAGAAGCGCAACGAGGCGCTGGATCTCGCCGTGCAGGCCAAGGCGTTGTGCATCGTGCTTGGCGCCGAGTCCATTGATTGGGCCGCGCCGCCTGCCTGGGCCGCGCCGGTCGAAGAGAACATTTTCGCCGTCAAACTCGATCCGGCCCGCCCGCAGGAGCCGGAGCCGGTCGCTGTTCCGACAGGTCGGCGCCGTCGTGTGCGGTCACGCGGAATTTGAGAGGTTTCCCATGGCAGGACTTACCCTCGAGCAGGCGCAAGAGCGGCTGACCGACTGGCTTGAGGCGGACGCGGCGGTCTCGCGCAATCAGTCCTACTCGATCAATGGACGGACTCTGACCCGGGCGAGCGCGTCAGAGATAAGGCAAAACATCGACTATTGGCAGCGCAAGGTAGACGAGATTGCCGCTCGTGGAGCGCGCGGCCGGCGTCCTCGCTACGTCGTGGGGCTGTGATGATGACGATCAGGGTTCCACGCCAGACGATTGTTGACCGCGTCGTCGGTTATTTTGCGCCGGGCCTCGCGCTGTCGATGCTCCGCGACCGGACCATGCTGTCCGCCTATACGGGGCAGGGTGGCTACAAGGGGGGGCGGCGCGACCGGCGTGCGACGCGCAATTGGCATCCGGGCGGTGGCAGCGCCAATGCAGACCTGTTGCCGCAGCTCACGGATCTCAGGGGCCGTTCGCGCGATCTCGCCCGCAACCTGCCGGTGGCGACCGGCGCCATCCAGACGAACAAGACCCACGTCATTGGCGAGGGGCTCGTTCTGAATGCACAGTGCAACCGGAAGGCGCTCGGGATCACCGAGGAGCAGGCAACCGCCTGGAACGAGACGACGGAAGCCGAGTGGCAGTTGTTTTGCCGCTCGGCCGATTTCACGAGGGTGCAGCATTTCGCCGACCTGCAGGCAATGCTGTTCGGCGGCGTTCTGGAGAGTGGCGACATTTTCGCCATTCGCCGGTTCCGGCGCGATCCGGGCGACGCCTATGGCACCAAGGTTCAGGTCATCGAGGCCGACATGGTCTCGAACCCGAACTGGATGGCGGACACGGATACGCTGGTCGCCGGCATCGAGCACACCCGTCAGGGAGTTCCGGTCGCGGTTCATGTGACCGACCGGCATCCTGGTGATCGCCGGCGCACTAACGTTTCATGGCGGCGGGTGCCGATGCGTTACAACGACGGTCGACAGATCGTCGTGCACCTGTTCGACCGGCTCCGTCCGACGCAGACGCGCGGCATCCCCTATCTCGCGCCTGTGGTCGAGGCGCTCAAGTCGCTCGGCGACTATACGGACGCCGAGGTGCGGGCGGCGGTTGTCAGCGCCATGTTCACGGTGTTCGTGAAGGGGGCTCCGTCAGCCGAGACGGGCCCGCTGGCCTCCACGGATGCCGGCGGCACCGGGCGCGAGGATGAAATCGAGCTCGGTGCGGGGGCGGTCGTGGATCTCGCTGAGGGCGAGGACATCGTGACGGCGAACCCGGGGCGACCGAACCCGCAGTTCGATGCGTTCGTGACGGCGTTCCTGCGGCAGATCGGCGTGGCGCTCGAGCTGCCGTTCGAACTGCTGATCAAGCATTTCACGGCGAGTTATTCGGCCTCAAGAGCCGCGCTGGAAATGGCCTATCACTCGTTCCGCCGCCGGCGTTCATGGTTCGTGCGCCAGTTCATGGAGCCCGTCTATGGCTGGTTTCTTGAGGAGGCGGTGCTGACGGGCCGGATCGATGCGCCCGGGTTCTTCGATGACCCGGCGATCCGCGCCGCCTGGATGCGTGCCACCTGGACGGGCCCTGTCAGGATCTCGCTCGATCCGAAGAAGGACGCCGAGGCGGACAAGATCGACATCGAGCAGCGGGTCAAGACGCGTCAACAGGTGCTGACCGAGCGCACCGGCGGCGATTTCGACCAGAAAATCGAACAGGTGCGACGGGAGGAGGAGGCACTTGAGGGACTCTCCGGCCCGTCGCCTGACCCGGTCCAAGCGCTGCCGGCCCCTGACGATGAAGAGGACGACGACGCATGACAACGCTCCTGCATATCGCGGACCGGGTGCTGAACCGGCCGCTTCTGATCGCGCCGGAAAAGGCGCAAGTGATCCTGTCGGTCCTTTCGGGCCGTATCGGCGTCCTGTCGCCGGAGGCCAGCCGCTTCGAGGGCGAGGATCTTGCCCGCGACGACAACGGCAACTGGCGCGTCAAGCCCTATCGGGTGAGCGACGGCGTCGGGATCGTGACCATCACGGGGTCTCTGGTCAATCGAGGCGCCTGGATCGGGGCAAGCTCCGGGCTCACAAGCTATGAGGGCATTCAGCACCAGATCAAGAGCGCTCGCGACGACCCGGCGGTCAAGTCGGTCATCCTCGACCTGCACACTCCCGGTGGTGAGGCCGTGGGGGCCTTCGAAACGGCCGCGATGGTGCGCGAGCTTTCCAGCGTCAAGCCGACGATCGCAGTGGTCAACGGGCTGGCCGCGAGCGCAGGATATGCCATCGCCTCCGGAGCGAGCGAGATTGTTACCACCGAGACGGGCGTGTCCGGCTCGATCGGCGTGGTGGTTCTGCATGCCGATATGTCCGCCAAGCTGGAAAAGGACGGCATCGCACCGACGCTGATTTTCGCGGGCGCGCACAAGGTTGACGGGCATCCGTTCGGGCCGCTGCCCGACAGCGTGCGGGCGGACATCCAGACAGAGGTAGATGCGTTCTACGGCTTGTTTCTGCGCACGGTCGCGGAAGGGCGGGGTGAGCGCATGAGCGTCGACATGGCCCGCGCGACCGAGGCGCGAACGATGATTGGCGAGGCCGCCGTCGCGGCGGGGCTCGCAGACCGGGTCGGCACGTTCGAGGGCGTGCTCGGCGAATTGCGAGGGCGGGACGACCGCATGCCCGGCTCGCGGACAGGACTGGCAAAAAGGAGTGCACGCATGTCTGAGACCATCGAGCCGCAGGCCGGGATGATTGCCCGGGCCGACCATGACGCCGCCATCAAGGCCGCCCGCGATGAGGGGTTCGCCGCTGGCGTGAAGGCTGAGAATGCCCGCATCATCGCCATCGAGGCGAATGCGTTGCCGGGCCATGAGGATCTTGTCGCCGCGCACAAGTCCGATCCGTCGGTCACGCCTGAGGCGTCCGCCATGGCGATCCTGAGGGCGGAACGCGAAAAGCCCGCTTCCGATCCCAAGGCGGGCGCACAGCGCACGCTCGAGGCGATGGACAGGGCCGCCGAGGGGGTCGAGAGCCGTCCGTCGGCCGCCGGCGATGGTGGGGCGGATGGGCCCAAGGCCACGACCCCGGAGGGATGGGCCGCCGAGTGGGAGGCCTCCGACAAGCTCAAGGCCACGTACCCGACCGCCGAGTCCTATGTGGCGACCATGAAGCGCCAGGCGCGCGCCGCCTGACGCATCCATTCGGTCATCGTGACCGGTGTTTCAGAACTCCAGAACCTGAGGTGACATCATGACCACGCTCGCCGCGAACAAGCTTCGCGACTACCAGCTCGGCGACAACGAGGAATATCCCGTCATCGCCGACGACACGATCTACCAGGGCGCGGCCGTCGGCGAAAACGGCTCCGGATTTTCCCGTCCGCTCGTCGCCGGCGACCCGTTCCAGGGCTTCGCCATTGCCGAGGCGAACAACGCCGGCGGTGCCGCCGGTGCCATCAACGTCAACGTGCGCAAGCGGGGCAATATCGTTCTGCCCATTTCTGGGCTTGCGGTGACGTCCAACGACCGGCCGGTGGTCTACGCCAGCGATGACGACACGTTCACGCTGACCGCGACGAGCAACTCGCCGATCGGGCGCGTGTCGCGCTGGGTCTCGACCGGCCTTGCCGTTGTCGAGTTCGACGCCGCAATGGCGCGTGAGATTGCCGAGCGTGTGGCCGGCGACGTCTGACGTCGGCGCAAGCGCTCCCTCCTGACCGTCTCTGGCCGCGCCATTCCAGCGCGGCTTTTTCATGCCCGCGCCGGTGTGCGCGACCACCAGAAAGGACAGCACGATGCTTCCGCAGCAGTTCCAGAAAATCACCACCGAGGGCGTGCGCGGCATGATCCTCGCCCGGCTCGACACCGGGTCCACCAACTGGATCAACAGCGTCGCCATGCGCATGACCAGCATGCAGGCCAGCGAGGAATACGCCTGGCTCGGCTCGTCGCCGGCCTTGCGCGAATTCATCGGCGGGCGTACGCCGGCCGAGCTGCGCGAGCTTTCGTTCATCATCTCGAACAAGGATTTCGAGACGTCGCTCCGCATCCAGTCCAAGGACATGCGGCGCGACAAGCTCGGCATGATCGAGGTGCGTATCAACCAACTCGCGGACCGGGCGCTCGATCATCCCGCCAAGCTGCTGTCCACGCTCATTCTGAACGGCGCGTCGGCCACTTGCTACGATGGTCAGTATTTCTTCGATACCGATCACAGCGAGGGCGAAAGCGGGGTGCAGAGCAACGCCCTGTCGCGGGCAATCGTCGACAAGGACAAGCCGACCGGGGACGAGATGGCCGACTCCATCATGGAGTGCATCATGGCCATGTACGGGTTCCAGGACGACCGCGGCGAGCCCATGAACCAGTCGGCCCGCGAATTCACGGTCATGGTTGGCCCCTCCTACCTCAAGGCCGCGATGATGGCCGTCAAGGCGATCCTGGGCACGGGCGGCAAGAGCGCGACGCTGCCAACGCTCTCCGCCGACTTCACGATCAACGTGGTCGTCAACCCGCGTCTTTCCGCATGGACCGACCGGTTCGTGGTGCTGCGTACGGACGAGGCTGCGAAGCCGTTCATCCTGCAGGAGGAAGATATTCCGGATGTCGTCGCGCTCGGCGATGGCTCGGAATACGAGCAGCTCAACCGGGAGCATCTCTACGGCATCGATTGGACCGGCAACGTCGGCTACGGCTATTGGCAGATGGCCTGCCTGATGACGCACACCACCGCGTAATGGCGGTGGTCGCAGTGCCCGCGACTTCGGTCGCGGGTCTTTCTCTCCGATCATCGGAAGGCATTTCCCATGAAATATCGTGTTGAAGGCGGCGTCGCCGAGATCGGCGCCGACATGCTGTTGCGCCTCAGCGATGCGCAGGTGGCCGCCCGGCGCCATGCGCTCGAGCAGGCCGAGGACGGCAAGCAGTGGCGTGCACGCCATGTGCTGCAGTTCAAGAGCGGCGAGGAACTCGGCATCGACTGCGATCCCGAAGACCTGCCGCGCTCGCTGTCTCTGGTGCTGGTGCCGCTCGGCAAGCGCCGCAAGACCGCCCGTGACAAGGCGCCAGTCGATCAGTCCGAGGAGACCACCGACGAGGAGGGGGGTGACACCTCCGACGACGGCGAACCCGAGGGCGATGGCGGCGACGTTCCGTCCCTGGAGGGCTGATCGATGGCCGTCGAGTCCGCAGCGGATCGGGCCGCGTTTCTCGATGTCGACGAGTTCGGCCTCTCTGTCACCTACACCAGGGCCGGCGGTGGCGTGTCGGTCTTCGCCGGCATCGTCGACGAGGTGGACGAAATGATGGGTCTGACCGATCCGGGTATTGTCTCCGCGTCACCGGTTCTCACCTGTCGCACGGCGGACCTGCCGACAGGGGCGGGCGAGGGCGACACGCTCTCGATCGACGGTGACACTTATGCCGTTGCGGCTCCGCCTCGCCACGATGGCACGGGCATGACGACGCTCACGCTCGAGGCGGTGTCATGAGCCACGTCCGGACACAGATCATCGGGGCGGTTGTCGCCGCGCTGACGGGGCTTTCCACCACTGGCGCGAACGTGTTCCCGCAACGCCGATACCCGACGGGTGACGGTCAGTGGCCGTGCCTGCTGGTCTATCGCGGACGGGAGGTCTCGACACCCGATGAGATCGGCCGCCCTCCCCGGGAGATGGCGCGCACTCTGGAGATCTTCGTCGAGATCGTCGCTGCGGGTGCAGATGCCGACGGCGTAATCGATGACGCGTGTGTCGAGATTGAACAGGCGCTCGCGGAGGACGTGACCCTCGGGGGGCTGGCGCGGGAAACATTTGTCTCCGGCTATGAGCCCGCCCCCCTGCTGACAGATCAGCCGCGCCAGCAGACGGGAGCGGCGCGACTGACACTCAACATTTCCTATCGAACCACCGACGCGGATCCGGAAACGGCCGCGTGACGAGAGGATACGACCATGACGACGGTTCACGGTAATGAAGGCAAGGTGATGGTGGGGACGGACGAGCTCAAGGTGCGCTCGTTCAGCCTGACCGAGCGGGCGCCGATCTCCAACGACACCGCCATTGGCGATGCGTGGGATGTCAACATCGCGGGCGCTCCCAAGAGCTGGTCCGGAACACTGACGGCTACCTACAAGCGGTCGGCGAATGATGCGCAGGAGGCCCTGACGGCCGGGGCGAGCGTGGCGCTCGATCTCTATGCCGCCGGAGATGGGGCGGGCGAGATCTATTACTCCGGAACGGCCCTGGTCGAGGAGCGCGGGCTCTCGAGTTCGGTCACCGATCCCGTCGAGGTCACGTTCAGTTTCACCGGCACCGGTGCGCTCACCAAAGAAACCGTGGGGGCCTGATCATGAGCGTCATCGATCGTGCCCGCGCGCACTACAAGTCCCTCCCGCGCAAGGAAATCAAGGTCCCGGAGTGGGGTGAAGACGGCGAGCCGCTCGTGATCTACGCGAGCGCGATGACCGTCTCGCATACGGATCGCATCGCGGCCGAAGGCAACGCCAACAAGGCGGAGATGTTCGTCGACGTCCTGATCAACAAGGCGCAGGACGCGGAAGGGAACATGCTGTTCAGCGAAAAGGACCGACACATCCTGACCCGGAGTGTCGACAAGCGCGTGGTTGCCCGGGTTGCCATGGAAATTCTCGATGGGCCCGACGACGTGGAACTGGAGGGAAACTGAGGCGCGGTCGGCGGGCGATGATCTTCGCGCTTGCCGACCGCCACCACTGGCCGGTGTCTCTGGTCGAGGAAATGCCGGAGACGGAATTTCGTGAGTGGATCATCTGGCTGACGAAGATCAAGCCGGAGCAGGACAGGCGGACACGGTAGTGGCACTCCCAGATCTCATTTTCGGCATCCGTGGTCAGGACAGGTCCGGCCAGGCATTTCGCTCAGCACGGCGCAACATTGGCGATACGCGCCGCCAGGTTGGCATGCTGAATGCTGATGTGCGCGCCGCGACAGCCTCGCTGACCGGACTTGGCAAGTCGGCCCTGATCGGCATTACCGGCGTTGCCGGAATGTCCGCTGCCATCCACAAGATGAAAGCGGGCCTCTCCGATTTTGATCGCATCGCCAAAACAGCGCGTCAGAGCGGGCTTGATGGCGAGTTCTACCAGACAATTGCCTTCATGGCGGGCGAGGCAAGTGTCGAGGTTTCGACCCTTGATACCGCCTTGCGGAAGTTCACGATCGGCGTCGGCCAGGCGGCAGACGGAACGGGCACGCTTTACACGGAACTCAAGCGGTCCAATCCGGAGTTGCTGAAGATCCTGCTTAATACGGGATCGGCGGAAGAGCGCCTGCGGATTTATGCGGATGCCGTCCGCAATGCGTCCAGCGCCGAGCAGAGAGCGTCTCTGGTTGCAGCCGGGTTCGGGCAGCGGGGAGCGGAGCTTGTCCGTGTTCTTGAGCTTGGCGCCGATGCCATGGACGACGCGGGAAATCGTGCTCGCGAACTTGGAAACATCATCGAAGACGATGTTCTGGACCAAGCCGAGGCCATGCAAAACCGTCTGGGCAATGCGTCAGACGCTCTCGACAAGCAGCTCAAGGCGGCGATGATCGAGATCAGTCCCGTGATGGTGAACTTCTACGAGAACTCCGCGTCTGTCGTGAAGTTCCTGCGCGAGATGGGCGATGAGGCGTCCAGTGCCGCACAGGCTTTGACCGATCTTGGAAATTCGTCCGCGTTCAAGAGCCTTCGGGATGGCCTGGCTGATGCCGGTTTGCTGGATCCGAACGGGTGGTGGAACTTTGGAACGAACGAGAAGTGGCGCAAGCAGGTCAAGGAGGAGCTCAAGAAGCGGGCGGAACTGCGCTCCGGCTTCTCTACGGGTGAAACGTTCGGTGAGGGCGACCCGTGGATCGGGGACGTTTCTGTTTTGCCTAGGTCGAAGCCGTCCTTGCCGTCCACCCGAAGGCCATGGACCGACCCTGCATCCCGAAGCAAGGCCACCAAGGACGCGGAACGGCAGGAGGCGCAGTACCAGCGCGTCATCGAGGCGCTGAACCGCGAACAGGCCGCGCTTTCCAAGACCTCGCTCGAGCAGCGCATCGCGAACGAGCAGGTCCGCGCCGGGGTTGCAGAGAAGTCCGAGCAGGGCAAGGCGATCGCGGCGGTGGTGACGCGGATTGAACAGGAGCGCAAGGCGCAAGAAGCACTGAATGAACGGCTGCAGTTCTTCGGTGAACTTGGCGCTGGCGCCTTCAGCGACCTGATTTCCGGTGCCGAGAGTTTCGAGGGCGTCATGCGCCGCGTCGGCCTGTCCATCGCCGATGCGGCGTTGCAGGCGGCCATATTCGGGCAGGGGCCGCTTGCGAACCTGCTTGGCCTGCAGGCCACCGGCACAAGCAGCTTCGGCGGGCTGCTGGGGCTGTTCGACGGGTTCTTCGCCGGTGGTGGATCACTCGGCGCGGGACGGTGGGGAATTGCCGGCGAGGCCGGCTATCCTGAAGTTGTCACCGGGCCGGCGAAGGTCTGGACGCCTGCGGACCTGGCTGCGGTGGCCGGGCACTCCGGTGCGTCTGGTGGACAATCCCGGTTGGTGGTGTCGCTGGGGCCGGGCCTCGAGGCGAGCATTCTCGACCAGGCTGCCGGGCAATCTATCGAGATCGTCGAGGACTATGACGAGCGCCGCGCCCCGGCCACGGCCCGTGCCGCCGTTGCCGGCGCAAACCGCTCCAGCACCAGACGGGAGTTCCGCCAATGACGATTGTCTATCCGCGTGAGTTGCCGGCATGGCTGCGAGTGCTGACCCCGACGCGTTTCGCGGTCGTGCGGGACCAGTCGATCAACCGGCGCCGGGGTCGGCCCATGCAGGTGATCGACAAGAGCGATCCCTATTGGTCGCTGGATCTCACCACCGGCAACTGCACGGCGGATCGGGTCGCGGAAATGGAGGCGTGGGTTGCCTCCCTGCGCGGCGGGCTGAACGACATGCTGTATCGCGATCCACGACACGTCACGCCGCGCGCCTATGGCGGCACGTTCGACGGGCTCACCCGGCATGGCGGCGGGGCGTTCGATGGCACGGCAGACGTCGACAGCATCGCGCCCGCAACGGTCACGGTGTCGGATCTGCCGTCGACCTTCGCACTCAAGGCTGGCGATCGCATCGGGCTTGAGGAAGGCGGGGCCTATTCGCTGCACCGTATCCTCGAGGATGCGACCGCCGTTGCCGGCGTCGTGACCCTGTCCGTCGACCCGTTCATTCGAACCGGGCTGTTCTCGACCTCGGCGACGGCGAATTTCCTGCGTCCCGCCGTGCGGATGATCGTGACCCAATTCGATCCGCCGGACGGTCGTGCGCTGCAGACGCTGCACCTGGCGGCATCCGAAAGGGGGCTGTGATGCGCAGTCTCGATCCCGCCGTCACGGCGCTGATGGCCTCCGGGCGGTGGATCCAGCGCGAGGCGATTCTGTTCGATTTTTCCGAGGGGCAGTACGGGTTCTGGTGGGGGCAGGGGCCGTTCACCTGGAACGGGGTGACGTTCGTCGGAGCGGGGCAGCTCCTGGATGTGCAGGACGTTTCCGCCGGGGGCGACATGCCGCCGGAGCTCACGGTGACGCTGTCGGCTGTGCCGAACAGCGACCTGACGCCGGATGTGCTCGCCACCGTCGAGGAATACACCTGGCACCTGCGACCCGCGCTTGTGTACCGGTTTTTCTTCTCGCCCGAGACGGGGGCGATGGTGGGCTCGCTGCCGGACGTGCTGTTCCGGGG